TGCCTAATTGAAAACACATTTCAACGATTACACCAAAAACAATATGATTGTGTTCTATATCTCTTAATAATTCTCTAGCTGAATCTAATGCTATTTTAAAATCATTATCAAAAACTTCTTCAAGAGTTTCTTTGTTATAAGCAACACCCTCAACAAAGTTATCAGAGGGTAATACAAGATGCCCATAACCAATAGTAGCAAAGCCCAAGCTATCGGAATACACAGTATCCCTAAACCCCTCGTGTTCTTTAATTCGCTGTTTAATTTCTTCCATATATTGTTCTTCCAATGTCTAGTGACATTAAGAGATTTCTTAATCATTTTCTATGGTTTATTAGGCCAAACTACAGCTTCAACATCAGCAACAGTAGTTAAACCATTTGTTATATCTCTTAATGCTTGTCTATAAGTTGTCATCTCTGCACTCATAGTATTATCAGATAAAGCAAGATAATCTGTGTCTTGTAATAGTTTATTTCTTTTGGTTCTTAAATCTTCCATAGCCATATCAAATTCTACAATAGGTAATTGTGCTTGTATGTCAGCTACTGGTATTGGTGTTGTTCCATTTAACCATTGAATAGTATTAATATCTTCTTCAAAATAAGTAAATTCTGCATTAGGATTTATTTTTTTAATTGCTCTATCTATCATTATCCTGCTATCTCCATTAAATAAAAAGTTGATTCACTTGCTTGATTAAAGTTTAAAGTTTGTCCATTATAAGTAGCAACTTGAACTTTATATGTTGTAGATGAAGTTGTGTTTGGTGAATCAATATAGTTCCAAGATGCTATTTGTCTTTCAGAGGTACTAATATAAAAAATAGAATATAATTGACCTGAACCATAAATTTCTGTTGTATTTCTAAAAAATTTTAATCCATAACCTCTAGGATTGCTAGGAGCATGAGTTTCTATATTTGCACACATAAATATTTTACTTGATGTGGAACTAGGAGTAATACTTATATTAAATCCTGTTAAGTCTGTGTAAGTAGTTGTTGCTACTGCTTGGGTACTACTTATTATTGCCATATCAGATACTTGCAAAACCTTACCACCTACACCAGCTGGTAATTCTGTTACACTAGATAAAGAATTATTTTTTAAAGTTATTATTGCCATACTATACTCCTATTAAAGCCTTTACCTCAGCTTCAGTTAATCCTAAGTCTAAAAGTTTTTGTTTGCCAGATGCTTTTTTAGTTTCTTTATCAGCATCAGCTTGTTTTAATTCTTCAATCTTTGCATCTACTTCTGCTTTAGATGGCATAGTAGCACCATCTTTAATAATCTTTATACACTCATAACACATTCTTTGGTCGTTAGGAATTTTGTTTCCTTGTTCATCTTCTTTTTTCCAACCATACCAATTACCACCATTAAAAGTTTGTAATGCTTCTTGTAAATAATCTCTTTTCATTAAACGCTATCTCCTAATCTAATAAAAGTAAAATGAGTAAGATTCTGTGTTGTATCTCCTCTAACAGAACCATTAGTTAGTGCAGAAATAACTGAAAATTTAACTCTAAAAGTTGATGTATTTGTAACATTAACAATATTTTCCATTATAACACTATTATATGCTGAATTACCACCAGCTACTCCTGCGGAAACACCACTAACTGTATCATAAGTAGAACCACTATCGGTAGAAACTTTAATACCCAAAGAATGAAAATCACCAGTTGCATATGTAGCACCTAACAATCGTATTAAATACAAACCTGTTACAGGAAAACTAAATATACCAGAACTTTCTGTCATTCCTGTTCCAATTTTAGCAAAAGTTGCATCATCAACTCTTTCTAAATTTGCTGTTATATCTGCTGATCCTGGATTTGATAAAACGGCAGTTAATCTCCATTGGTCAGCTTCTGTAATTCCACCACCTTTAATTAAACTGTAATCAATTCTTTTTAATGTACCAGCATCTGATACTAAAAATTCGTCTGTGTCTGCTGGTTCATTAGCAAGTTCAATAGCACCAGAAATAATATCATTATTTAATTTTGCATTTGTAACTGCGTTAGCACCAATCTTAGCTTCTGTTACTGTACCATCTGCTGGAGTAAATAAAACTCCTGTTCCATAATGTAAAAAGAAATCGCAAGTTGATGTGCTAGGTACTGCAACTCCAAAGTCTATTGTAGAAGTTGATATTGTAAAGTTAGTAGCTTGAACAACCCCATCAATAGAAATTAATAATGATTGTGCAGAGTTTGGTGTAAATGCTACTGAACTTTTTGTAATAGAATAAGAACTAGAACCATCAAATGTGATGTTGTCTAATATTTCTATGTTTGATATTTTATCTACATTTCGTCCAATATATGACATTATTCGTTCTCCTGTGGTGGATTATCTATAACAGTATTTCCCTCTGCTATCCACTCTTGTATTGCTTGGTAATCTGAATTTGCTTCGTCTAGGGGTACAATTTTAGTTATTGAATTTTCAACTACTATGTAAGAAAGAAAATCTCCATCATCATTGTATTTTTTTGTAACTGATGTAAAATTTATAATCATAATTATAACTCCGAATCTGCTGTGTATGTAAATTTATATCTACAGTTTGTACCACCATGTATTGCACTATGATGAAAACCATTTTTATCATTACAAACTGTAGTATGTCCAACTTCTCCTAAATGAATATCATTATTGTAAGTTTGATTATAAACTTGACCTGATTGAGTTAAAGTTGCTGTTGCTCTTTTTGATGTATTATAACAAACATGAGAACCAAAAGTTCCACTACCATTTGAACCATAGCCTTCAGCACCAGTATCTCCAGTTTCATAATACCTCTGACACCTCTGTAAATTCACATCAACAGGCAAGAACTCAAAATCAGATGCAGTTGTTCCAGCTTCTAGTTGTACGCCTGTAATGTTGATGTAGTTAGATGTGCTATCTGCAAGGTTGACTTGACCTACAGCTCTGTCTGCGTTGTCATTTGTTTGCCAAGATGTTGCTAAAGTACCAGATGTAAAAGTTGTTCCAGCTGCTAACCACCATCTAGCTACTAAACTAAATGCATTATCATTATCTAAAGCACCTGTTGTATCTCCAGCAAAAGTTAATGTTTTCTTTTCCCAAGTTGATGCACTATCTATTGTATAAGATTTTGAAATTTGTCTTCCATTGTCACTATCATTTAATTCAGCAATATAAGTTCCTGTTTTGTTAGATTTAACCCAAAATGACATTGTTAAACTTTCAGCAGATGAAGTTCCTTTTTTTAAGTATTGTAAATTTTGACCTTCAAATCTTTGTTCAATTCTAATTAAATCACTTGCACCTAAACTTGCTTGAGCAGTTGAACAATCCATTTTCAATGATGTTGCAAAACCTTGACCACTTGGAACATCTGTACTTTGAGACATTGTAAATACTGCTGTTGGAGAACCACTTTCAAAAAATCTCCATCTATCGCAAGTATGATAACCACCATCTCCATTACCTACATTAACTGAAGTTCCTCTTTGAGCAATACTCATATCACCATTGATGATGATGTTTCTGAATGGTGCATCAGAATAAGAAGTCTTAGCAGTAGTTACAGAATTGTCGGCTAATTTAGATGTAGTAATTACACCATCTGTAATATCATCAGTTTCTAAAACTGCATCTGCTGGTTTTGAACCTATATAACTCATTACGATACATCTGTTAAAAGTTGTAAGTGAACATCAGCATTACCTGAAGCATCATCTGATTGTGCTTGGATTTTATCAGAAGTTTGTAAAACTATCTTAGGTAATTCTAAAGATGAACCTGTTGGTAATGGAACATTCTCAAATATAAATTTTCCAGCAGTTGCTGAATCATCATATTTTTTTAAACTTACATTTATTGAAGTAGTTGTAGTATTTGAAATAGTACCAGCAATTACTAATGATTTATTAGTTGCAGTATAAACATCAGTTAAAGTTGCATCTGTTAAACTTATTTGTGCATCATTAAAATTATTAGCCATATTTTATCCTTTTATCCTAAAGCAATTGCAAATGGAATAGCACTTGGGTCGGTTTCTGTAATAGAAATACCACTTGGTAGTGTTATTGCATTTGTTGATGTATTTACTGAAAATAATGTTAAATCATCTGTTCCATCAAATAATTTCATAGCTATAGTATTTGATGCAGAATTATCTAGCCAAATCGTACCAGCTACAGCAGAACTAGGTCTTGATGAACCAATATGTTGAGTATTTAAAGCATTTAAACTATCATTTAGATCACTTCTAAATTGAGCAAATGTTACATTATTTAAAGTTATTTGTGATGCTTGTGCCATAATTAAATTATTACTTGTCCTACTCCTTGTACAATATAATCAAAAGTTCTGTCAATACTTGTAGCAGAACTATTAAAAAATTCAATAGTGAACTGTGTAGTAGATTTAGAAGTTATTGTGTAATAATCTCCGTTAGCCATTGATTGAGCAGATATACCTATTGCTGGATTTAGTTTAAATCCAAAATCATAAGTAATAGTTTTTCCACCTGTACCAGAACTAATATCATTATCGCTTTCAGTTCTTTTAGCTAAACTAGCTGTTACACTTAATGTTTCAATTAATGATCTAGCTTTTAAATTATCAGATGTAAATTTAACTCTAAATTTAAAATAACGACCTATATGTTCTCCGACAGTAAATTGTTTAAATGCTGAATAAGTAACATTATCATCACTTGTTGAAATCTCTAATAGAGTATGTGCATCTCCTGAACTTGTACCATCAAATGGGTTTGGTCTTCCATCATCAAATAAAGTAGTTGCTGTTGGTCGTCCATTATCAAATACTTCTGAAACATCTTCAATAAACTGTGTAATTGATGCTGTAAATTTTCCTTTAAATTTTGCACCTAAATCTATTGTGTTTGCAAATTCATAAGTTCCTGTTGCTGGTACTCTTGTTGCAGTATCTCCAATAGTTCCTGTTGCAGTTAATCCAATATAATTAATTCCATCTCTAGTAACTAATTCAACACCAGATTTAGTTCCAGTAAATGCTGTATGTTCATTAATTGTAGTTTGATTAACAAAATTTACAGATGCAATATTAGTAGTTACTATGGTTTCTGATGATGATTGGTTACCCAATTTATCTTGTGCTTTCAGCAAATAACTGCCCGTAAGTAAAGGTGTGGTCACACTTGTGGCTGGTCGTGCAATTCTATCTATTAAGTCCACAGAGTTTTGCCATGATGGATTAACTAAATCTGTGCTAAATTTTAACACATAGTAATCGAGATCGAGGTCTTTTATGGCCGACCAATTCAACAAAGCCTGATCTCCAACAACATTAATTGAAAAATTTTCTACATCACTTGGAACTGCTGTTTGACCAATAATTTGTCTTTGTGCAGTAACATAAGTAGATTTAACTCCTAAAGCATTTATCCCACGAACTCTAACTGTATAAGTGGCATTATCAATTACATTCAATACTTGGTGTCTTAATGCAATACCTCTACCAACAACTTTAAAATCATCAACAACTGCTGTACCATTTCTATCAGTATCTTGTCTTAATTCTAATTCGTATTGATCTATAAATTCATCAGTTGATGCACCAATTAAAATATTTAAACGAGTAATAACTGTACCATCATTGTACTCAACAAGATCGTCAGTTAATGTAACACTTGCTGGTGGTTGAATTGTAAATGGGTCAGGTAAATTAGTTGTTGGAACTGTTGGTGCTTGAGTTTTTGTCGCCCAAGTATAATGTGAATCTTGGTGTTCAATCAAACTTAATCCAATACTATAATCTTCATTAAAAGATATTCCAAGCACTCTAAATGGTTTAGCAGAAAAGCCTAATGAACTATGTGTGATATTTACGATTTCTCCAATAGATAAATCATAAGCATTAAAATCACAGTTTATTTCTAAAGATATAGCTTCTCTTGATCTTCTTAAAATAATTTCTGCCATCTCCTCAGCTTGATATGGAGAAGTTAATGTAGGAAAATCAAATTTACCTTCTAACAATACTCCACCATCTAATGCTTTCATTGTTGCGTGTTGATCTGCACTTGGTAATCCTGAATCATTTAAAGGTGGAAAGATAGCTTCATCTACTTGATAATTTTTATCAGGGTTTATAAAACTGACAATTACTTTATTGTATTTGTTGTTTTTATCTGAACTGACTAAATTATAACCACCAATAATATTATCTTCTGATAATGTAAGTGATGCTGTTCCAGTTGTTTCTATAATTAATTGATACTTACCTTGTGTGTATGGAATATATCCTCTACAGCCTTTAATAAGTTCTCTTAAATTTTCTATAACTCGTCTTGATGTATCTAAAACATAATTAGTATCAAATATATTAATATTACTTCCACCTGAATATGGTGTTACTTGTGTTTCACAAATTAGTGAGGCATCATAAAAAGATTGTAAATCAATATCGCTTGTGCTTAATCCTTTTCCATATCTTTCATTAGTTAGATAATCTAAAATACACCATGCTGGATTAGTTTCATAAGATGCTGATTGTTCGACTAAACTTGCATTATAAGTTTTAACTTTTTTACCTTTTATTCTTGCTTGTACTTTTGGAATAGAACTAAATACATCTTGATTCCATTTAAACCTTAAAGCTAAATAACAAACACCTCTAAGCCTGTGATTAGAACCCCAACCTGATGCTGGGTCTAAAACACTTGAAACAGTTTGTGTATCTGTTCCAAAAAAAGACTGTACTCTTATATGTGATGTTCCACTTTTATAAAAATTACTATCGCCACTACTTACATCTCTAACAGTACCATTAGTTAAACTTCCTGTCCAAGTAACTGTTTTATCATCTACTATTATTTCTTCTATAGAATTTATTTCTCCCTCAGCTAATACGATAGCCATGTATAAGTACTGATTACTAGAACCCGAAGTCTCTAAAAATATTCTTGTTCCACCTAATAATCGTTCTCCATAAACGACAGGTATTGAAGCATTGTTTGATTGTTTATTTAAAAGAATACCTTGTTCATAAGTGTCCATTGGGCTTTCGCCAAAGCTAGTATCAGGAAATGTTGGAAATGATGGTGTTAGCCAAGATAAAGGTGCAGTTACAATTTTAGTTGCAGTTTTAACAACTTTTTTAACTACCTTAGTTGCTGACTTAACAACACTTTTTACGGCTTTAAAAGGATTAAAACCACCCATTATAACCAACCTTGTTTTGTAGTTCTTGTAACAACTCGAACAATTTTATTATTTTTAATTCGTAACCAATGTATTTGTTTGCCTATTCCAAACTGTTTTGCTAAAAATGATTTAGTCCATTTCATAATCTTATTAAGATGTGATTTACATATTGTTTCTATATGCCAAAGATTATTACCAGAGTTCCAATCTTCGTTATTAATAATTCCTTTTTGTTTAAATGTGTTATGTGCTTTATCAGATAAAAAAGCCCAATTTGTAAATCCAATTAATTCATCATTAACATAATGTTTTTTATATTGTTTTAAATTTATGCTAGGTAATAAATAAGATATTAAATCTTCTTCATTACAATCATTGAATTTATTATAATGTCTATACAATGAGATAATATCTTGCATTATTTTCTACCCCATTTAATGTCTTTTACAACTTCTGATGCAAATTCAAATCCTACATCATTTGCAAAGAATCTTTGTTGTGAAGTATTGTTAGTTTTTCTACCAGCCCTTTTATCAAAGTCAGCCCAATGTGATACAACTTTTAAATTTACAAAACTTGTAGTTTTAGTTTCATTTATTTCAAAACCCTCGATAGTTCCTTCATAAAGTAAAATAGGGTCAGCAATTAAGCTATTAGAATTATCTAATAATCCTCTATAAATAACTACTGAATCATTAACTACATTTTCATTAAGCACTACAGAAATAAAACTTTGCTCTGCACCAGATAATGTAAGGTTTAATGTAGCTTTTGTAATATCTGTTTTTTCTTCAAAGTTAGATATACCTAAAATAAAATCGCTTGTATTATATGTAACTGATGAGCCTGAAACTGATGAAGTTAATGGAAAAGAGCAATCAGTAATGTTAATAGTAGAATTGAACCCAATAGTGATAAGGTGTACTGGTCTAATATCATTTGTTGCTAATTGGTTTTTTACTGCCGTTGTTAAACTTCTCGTCATATAGTTCGTAATTTGTTTGAGTTACACTTTCTGTACCTTTTAACATAGTATATTCAAATTTGCTATTAGGTTTCTTATACTCTTTAAGATCGTTAATTGAAGTATCTATTTCATCTTCATTAACAATAGCTTCAGCAATAAAATCGGCACTTATTCTGTGTACTATTTTATATTTTTTCATTAAAGAGCTTCTTCTACATCAATTTCAAATTGATATAAAGCATTACCATCTTTATCTGCACCAACAACCCCAAATTCTTGAATATCGTTTGTTAAATAAACAGTAAAATCTACATTGTCATAAATAATAGCAGTATTATCAGAAACATTAGAAATTAAAGGTGGTTCAAATGTAACAGTTGATACAGCACCTGAACCATTTGTATTTACATCTTCTACTATCATATAAACTTTACTTTGACCTGTGAATCTAAAATAGTCTCCAGCTTTTAAAAAACCATTAACAGAATTTACAGAAGCATCATTTAAAGTAAATGTTGTAGCACCAGCCGTAATAGTACCATCAACAGTTATAACTTCATTTACAGAACCTCTAGCATCAGATATTTCTGGTGGAACTATTGTAAAGTTTTCTCTGCTTGATCTTTGTTTCATTATAAATGCCATAAGTTCGCCATAAACATCAGATCGTTTTGCAGTTATAATTTGTGCAGTAAATCCAAATCTTTGACCATCAATTTGTCTTGATAATTTTTTACCACTATCAGTAATTGTGATTATTGTATCTTGTGATGTTCTAATTCCCATTGTTGAGAATTGAGAATTTGATATAGGAAATGCACCAGCCATTATACTAAACTTCCTCTACCTTGTTCATTAACTGCTTGATTAATTAATGTAGATATTGCACCTCTTGATCTAAATAATAATTCTTCAAAACCAGAAGCATCAACTGTGTTGATATTAAAATTAACAGTTGTTCCACCACCATTACCACCTGTACCTCTTGCAGATTGAGTTATCTGACCAGTTTGGTTTGGTACAAATAATTCAGGCCCGTTTTCTCCAACTAAGATTGGATTACCTTTGGATACTGCACCACCTTTTGCAAATGGTAAAAAAGAACCTATTAAACCTCCTAAAAAAGAACCACCAGAAGTTCCTGAAGTTCCACCATATTGAGATTGAATCCTTCTTTCTCTAGTAATTGCTTTTTCAATACCAAGTTTGGTCATTAACTGAGCAATAATTTTACTTTCTAAAGCTATTTGAATAGTAATTCTTGCTATCTGTTCTATTAATACTGCAAGTATTCTAATTAATACTTCTTGAGCAAATCTTTTAAAAGTTTCTTTTAAACTTTCTCCAAGAACTAAAGTTCTTGCTAAAGATTGAGACATTTTAGTAATTCCACTATTAATACCCTCTGCAATAATAGTTTTAATATTTTTCATTTTGCTTTGAATATCCTCTATTGCTTTATTGTTCATATCTTCGAATATTCTTTTAACTGTTTGAAGTTCTTGTTTTTGATGTTTTATAATTCCAGCTTCTCTATTTGTTAATTCAACAACTTCTTTAACTTCTTCTTTATAAGTTCTCATCAAAATAGCCATTTCTCTAGCTGTACTTCTCATAGAAATATTTTTATCTATAGCTTGAGATAATCCCTCTATAGTTTTATCTATTTCTGCGTTCATTACTTGAAATGTTTTCACAGTTGCCGCAACTGAAGCCGCAACAGCAGTTAAACCAATAAGTGATAATCCAGCTAAACCTCTAAGTCCAGCAAGTACAGGAACTATTGCTTTTCCTAATGAAATCATAAA